CAGCAGTAATTTCTTGTGCAAGTGCTTGCATAATTTCTGCTTCAACGTCTAGACCGTGCATTGAATTAGCATCTTGTGCCGCTTCAAAAGTCCAACGTGCTGATAATTTACGTGTTTTCGCTTCAACAGTTTGTTTCAATACTTGGATTGAAAGCTTCTTACCAGCTTCTGCCTCTAGTGCTGAAGTTGAAGTTGCTGTACCGTTTGATGCGTCACCTGAGTAACCTTTTGCAATTGCGAAAGGTGATAGTGCTTCATCACCAGCTGTTACGCCAGCTGCTGTTTGGCCATATCTTACTCTTAATGTGTGAATTTGTCCTACTGGACCTGTCATAGGTTGTACACCTACTAGTTCGTTTGCGATAACTGTTGGCATCACACGACGAATAACTGGAAGAATCACTTTGTTAAGTGATGCTACGTTACCTGCCATAGTTGTGCCAGCATTAGCTGATTCTGAAAGGTAGCCCTTAGTGTTTTCTAGGACTGATTCCATTACAACCTTTTTGTTACCTTCTAAGCCATCTGTAAGGGCGTCTTTTGTAACGTCCCAATTTTCAAATAGATTCTGTGTCATTTGGAATTCTCCTTAGTTGATTCCTGCTAACTTTTTAAGGTTAATAATTTCGGCTTTACTATCAGTTTCCTGAGTCGTGTCTGCCTTGTTACCGGTAATCTCAGTCTTCTGAGATTCTGTTAGTTTTTGTGACTTAACTGGGCTTGATTCGTTTAATACTGTTGGTAAGTATTTGTTGAATTGAGCTTTAAGTTTACTTGTGCTTACGCTTTCAAGTAAATTGTTCATTAATTCACGCTTATCTTTAGATAGTGGAGACATAAGTTCAGTCATAACTGCCTCACGCTCACGGCTTTCATTGATCTTCGCAACTTGTTTTTCTGCTACATCAATCTTTGCCTCTCTATCTGCAATTTCTTTTTGTGATTCGTCAAGTTGACTTTTCACATCTGAAAGTTCTTTTGAAAGTTTTGAAATGTGTGTTCCTTCAGCTATATGAGAACTCATAAACTCAGCTGCAAAAGTTTCGAACAATTTACGTCCGAACATATTTTCTTTTGCTTGCTTGATGTCTTCTTTCAACGTACCTAATTCTGTTGACAATGTTGTATCAACAATACTAGCTAGTTTGCCAGAAGCTTTGTTTATAAAGTCTTCTTTTGCTTTAGTGATCATTTCTTTACCTTCCGCGACAAGTTTTACCTTTTGTTCAATAAGGTCTTTCTTATCACTATGGAATTCATTAAGTTCTGAAGTAAGTTGTTCCATCACAAAATCTTCTAGCTTCTCAAAGTTGCCTTCTTGTAGCTTTCTGTCTTTGCGTAGTTCTGTAATTTCCTTGTTAAGCGTTTCCATAACAAACTTATCAAGTATTTCTGCATGTTGCGAAATTTGACGTTTATACTCAACTTGAGCTTCTACTGCCGCTTTTTTGTCCGCTGCAAATTCTTTCAATTCGGTATTAATCGTATCTGATACCATGGCATCTAGTGCTTCCACCATTGATGTCTTATCAGTTTCGTACCTGTTAGCGAATTCTTCACGTAATTCAGCAGTGATCTCTTCACGAGCTTCTGTTAAACGTTCTTCCCATGCTTCTGAAAGTGTTGAACGCACTTCCTCAGAAAGGACTTCGGAACTTAGGAGTTGTTCTATTGCATTATTAGCCATCTAGCTTCTCCTAATGTTTAGTTTTTCAATGAACTTTAATACTTCCTTCTGGAGGTATGTTTCGGCTAAATTATCGTCTTTTGCCGCAGCAGCAACGTCAAGTAAGATGTTACCACGATGACCATTCATAATTTGTTCATATAAAGGATCTGGGTAGGCATCTGGTGCACTTGGGTTAGCAACAATATCAACAGTTTGTATTTCAAAATCACTGACATTACCGCTTTCTGCTACATTACCACTACCTCTTGACGAAACGCCAAGTTTTACTCCATTCTCTAATAGGGTTTTACAAATATTTCCCATCGGAGTAGGTAGCAATTTTAAACGACCATAACCGTCTTGACCGTCCATCCACATTTTTTCAATCATGTGAGATACACGGTCTAAATTAACTTGCAAATCATCTGGATGATCTGCTTCGCCTAATACTGAATAACCAGTTTCAATTTTTTCTTGTATTGCCTTAACGGCTTTTGAAATTTCATTAACTGGATAAACTCTACTATTCTGATTACGCTTGTCACCTTGTACAAAGATACCTTGCATAAACAAGTTCTTACCTTCCTGATCTGACTCAGTAATGATTTTCGCTTGATCATAACTTAGATTCTCTTTAAGTGTAAGCATAATTAGTTACTCTTGCCTTTTTTCTCAGCGCCGTGTCCTTTTGGTTCTGCTTTAAGATCGCCTGCCTCTTGTGGGCCAGTTACGTTCATATCTTTAGCATCGCCTGTTAGACCTTTTTTTGCACCTTCTGAAGATTTCTTAGACATGTCTACTGCTTTGCCGCCCATGTCGTTCTTACCTGCAACTGGTGACGCTTTACCGTCATCGCCTGCTGGCATACTTACTGGAGCTGCTTTTAGTTCTGCACCTTCTTCGATTTCTTCTGAGTCTTCATCAGTTTCAGCATCAGTTTCTTCAATTACTGGAGATACTGCTTCTTCCATTTCTGGTTCCATTTCTGGTTCCATTTCTGGTTCCATTTCTGGCATAGCTTCTTCTTCTGAATCACCCATTACTTTGGCAAATTCTGCTTTAAGATCAGCTAGTGCGTCTTCGACGTTTACTAACTTATCTTCAATTTCTTCATGCTCTTCTTCGTGATCGTCTGTTTCACCGTCACTGTCGAAGTCCATGTCGCCATCTTCATCAGATAGTTCCATTTCAGCTTCTGGCTCTGTTAGCTCAGATTCAGGTGCGTCTTCGCCCTCTTCATCTTCGCCGTACATTTCCTCGGCTTTAATTTCCTCATCGTCTTCTTCGATGTCGTCGATAAAGTCATCAGCTTTTTCTCCGCCGATCGCTTCATCTATTTCTTCTTCCGCTACTTCATCTTCAACAACTTCGTCAGCTTCGACTAGGTCATTCCAGATTTCACGTGCTTTTTCTACGAATGCTTCGTGTAATAAATCAGAAGCTTTTGCTTCTTCACCATTAACTAGGCTTTCTATCACTTTAATATAACGTTCGCGAGTACTCATTTGACATTCTCCTTTATCGAGGTTATAACACATGTATTTAGTCTTACTGCTAGGCAAGATATCTTAAATACAAAAAAAACCGCGGTTTTGATGCCACGGTTAGGGTTTTATGCATTATAAGTGTATATTACTTACTATGCTTCGGGGCTAGCGCCGTACTGTAGTTGCACATCTTCTATCTTATCTGCATGCTCACTACGAGTCATTTCGCGTCTATTACGCATTTTATTTAGATGTTTTAGCGTCAATTTAGGTCTACGAGTATCATCCTCGTCCCATTTATTGAAGTTATCATCTTGTTCGTTTTGTGCTAATTCATTAAATCGCATCGTCTGGTACTCCTGTGTCTCCACCTAGATCGGCATCGCCACCGTCTGTTGGTAGATCATCTAATCCTTCGTCACCGGCATTCTCTGCTCCTACATCTGTAGGTTCAAAACTATCTACGTCTGAGCCTCTTAGACCCATTCCGCCTAAGTCACCTGTTGCCGATCCTGCTGGCTTGTTACCAGCTTGATTTTCTTCTTTCCACATTCTTTCATTCTCAACCATTTCTTCTTCGTTAAGTCCCAAGTATCTTTGAAGTATAAATCTCTTAGATAAGTATGGAACTGCTTCAATAGAACTGAATAGGTTTGCCTTTTGAGCATCAATTTCAATGTTTCTATATTGTGAGAAACTTTGTGGTTCAGTAAATGATAAATTAAATAAACTAGCACTAACATCTAGTCCTCTGTGCTTACAGAATAATTTAAACTCGTGGTCTAATGTTTGTTGTAGTGTTAGTTGTAATCTTTCACAATACTTTGCAAAACGGAATTCTTGGATCATTGCAGTACCAATACGTCCGTCATTAAACGCCGCTATACCGTCTTCACTTCCAGTTGGAAGGTACGATGTTGGTACACGAAGTCCACGCATTAACTTGTTATTAAAGTACTTTAAATCATCAATCTCACCAAGGTTTTCACCGCCTGGTAATACTTCAACTTTAGATCCACGTCCTTCTGCTGTTTGGGCAAAGAAGTAATCTTCCATAATTGATAATGGGTTATATGAAGCGTCAACAACTTTTGTACCACCACCACTCATATTTGGAATACGTGTTTGGTGTACTTCGTTTTTAACTCTTTCCACAAAGCCCATTGCCTTGTGTGCTGGCATGTTACCAACATCAATATAAAATACTCTACGTTCTGGTGCACGTTGTACACGATAGATAATAATACTGTCTTCTAATAATTCTTTTTGTTTATATACTTTAAATACTGGTTCTAGTATACTGTCACCAAATGGCCAGTTACTGTTCATTCCATCACTTAAACTAACATGTACTATATGTTTTGAATCTACTGCAAACTCTGAATTTTGTCCGCCTGATGAATTTGGTGTTACAATTCCTGCATTTCCTTTGCCAACTGTATAACCTGTTGTTGGATTTACCGCAGTTGCATCAGAATGTTTTTTAGTATCAGTTGCAACCATGTCTTGTAAATTAAGTGCAATATTTTTAATAATGTACTGATCAATTTCTCTGCCTTCGCTTTCGTTAACAATAGCTTTGGCAACATCGCCTGGTTGAACAAATATAAGTTTATATGTTTCTGGATCTCTAATAAAAAACTGATCACCGTATTTGATACATGATCTAAACATAGTAAATATTCTACGTTCGAGATTATTAATATTAACCCATTGTCTTAGTGTGGTTTCTAATGCAGTTACTTCCGAATCTGTTGGAGTTGTTTTATAGTTGATTTCAAAAGGCAAACTTGATTCTGGATCTACTTGTGTACTAAATTCTGCAATAGTATCTAATGCCGCATTAATTTCACTGTCTTGATCCATTTGATCATACTGTGTATAACGCTCAATACGATTCGGTTGGCCCGAATATACTTCTGGTAACCAACTTTGCCAGCGGTTTGTTTTAGCATTACCACTGCTACTGCCAGATGGGTCGTATTTTGTAAAGTGTTTTTTCCAACTCATAATGTGTGCCTTTTATTGTATTTGTATTTATCCATCTCTTATTGATGTAATCCTGCCGCTAAGTTATATTGATCATTCATATCATTTCTATTTTCTATTAATGCTCTATCTTCATGTACTTTTATTTGTTTTTGAATTGCATCATATTCTAATTGGCTATTCTTCATCATTGCAGAAATCAAATCAGGTCTACCTGCAGCCATTTTATTACTAATTGTACGCTCTTTCATAAGTTCTGTCAACCTATCTTTTAGTTCAGGTAACGTAAGTTCGGCTATTTCTGCTAATACTAATTGATTTGAGCCCGAATCTGGCGTTATTGTTTCAGTGGCACTTGCATTTTCTGGTGATACAGATGAATTTTCTGCATCGTCATCATTTGTTTGATGATATTGTTTAGCCCAGCTATCAAGAAAGCTACGTGACATATCATTTGTATTTTCTTTATACTCGTCTGTGGTATTAATGTCGTTTATTTCAACTGATTGTGCAGAATTTTCTGCTGCGTCAATACTGCCTTCATTGGATGTTGTTTCTGGGTTTTCTTGTCTATAGTCTTTAAATAGATCAGCAAAGAAACCTGCACCACTGGCTAGCATTTCTGTTGTAAGTTTTAATTTATCAGCTAGGGTCTGCATATCCAGTGTAATAAACTCTTGTGCAGTTAAAAATGCTTTTGACATATTATTCATTGCAACTGTTGCCGTGCCTGATTCAGCATAGAGTTCTTTTAGTCTTGCTGATTCTTCTTCCAGTTCTACTCCGTCTAGTCCTGCCATATTTTTCATAATTAAAATAATAGTATCTTGAAAGTCTTGAGCTCCGCCTAATAATGTTCCAGTGGCTGCGGATGCGGCCAACTTATCTAAGTCTGCTGATTTAAGAATATCAAAAATCATAGTAGCTGAAATTTCTCCATTAGATGCTTCTGCTTCTCTAACTGCGTTATTAATATCATCTAGCATATTTGGTGCAATTGCTTCAATTAGTGCTATTGCGTTTTCATCAATACCTGCCAATACTTGTGTAATATTAAAATTACTCATATCTCCAGAAAACTGAGATGTTGCTCTAGCAAGTGCTAATTGTATATTGTCTACTAAATTTGAAGGACCAATACCTTGAAACAATGATAATTGTTTAGTTAAATCTCCTACAACGGCAGCTGTATCTTCCATTCCTCGGTCTTCTAACGTTGATAAACCTGCTGCTAAATTTACATCACTTAATGCAGATAGCATTTTATTCATAGCTTCACTTCTACTTAAGGCTGTTAGGTTTGCTACTGCGCCTGCTTCCATTACTAGATTTTGAAAACTAGATTCTAACTCTTCGCCACCGTTTGCTAGTTTTCTATCTAATGAACCAGTTAAACGTTGAACTTCTATATACCCTGCATATGTGTTTAATAATTCTTTATTTGTTAATCCCAAGTCTCCTAGCTCGTCTACGCTCAGTTCTACTCTCTTAAATAATTTCATCATTGTTTGAGAACCTTTTGATACATCTCCGCCTAGGCCTACCATTGTTCCGCCAAAGTTAGCAACTGTTTCTGAAAAGGTTTTATATGTTAGTCCTGATTGAAAAGCATCTGTATACAACTCATTAAATGCATCAGCAGTGTCAAAAACAACTGCACCACTGTCTATCATACTTTTTTGTACTTCTGCAAATTGTTCAAACTTGGCTGCATTCCAACCTGCCCATGCTAAACCAATATCCACTGCAACGTTGGCCATTTGCTTTCCTGTGGTCTTCATAAAGTGTTTAAATGGACCATCTAGTTCTGAAGCTGCTGCAGTTAATTTACCATCGGTTCCTTTTAATTTGTTTACTACTGTTTCTGTTACTTTTACTAAGCTGGTTAATGGCTTTTCTGAATCACCAAAAAATCCTGCGGTATCTCTTACTGCTTGAGCACCTTTTAATAATAAACTTGTTCTTGCTTTACCTTCTTTTTGATTTACGTCTGCATTGTTTATTCCAATTTGTGTATTTGTTTTAACTGCGTCAATTATCTCATCATCTAGATCTTTATTCTTTGTTACTGTGCTCATTAACTTGCCAGTAAGTTTTACAGCATTAGCTGACTGATTGGCTAATGCTGATAATGTGGATTCACTAGCCCAAGCAGGAATTTCAAGTGTATCTTCACCTACTGGTATATTATATTTTTTATCTGCCATTAAAATGCTCCTTCTGTTCGCCAGTTGCTAGTAAATGAATTACTACCGGGTGCTTGTGCTTTATAATCATTATCTTTTTCTTGTAGTCTAATTAGATACTCCCTCGAGTCCCTTAATCTATCTTCTAACATCAGATACTGTGTTTCTATTGCTGATATTTGATCTTCAGTCATAAACTCTGTCTGTCCTTCAATTATTTCGCCTGCATCATTTTTCCAATTTGGATTTTCAAATTTGTCACGTCTAATAAATTCACCGTCTTCATTCTCAAGAAGGTTGCCTTCGTCGTCGATCTCATAAAGTAGACCTCTGTTGCCTTCGATTTCTGATGCTAAAGTATCTATGTGTTCGTTTACACGAGTTATTGCGTTAGTTATATTATATTCGTTGACTTCGGCTAATCGCTTTTGGATGTTTTCTTCCTTCATCTCTGCAACGCCTTCTTCCCATCGTTCTTCGTTTCCAAATGCTCTACTAATTGCACTACCAAAATTCATAACACCATCTGACAGCACACTAAATCCATGTCCCATTGCAGAAAATCCAGGTGTTAATAATTCTTGTGCATTTTGAAATGCAATTGCCATATTATTCATTACTTCAATGCTGGCATCTGATTGATCGGCATAATTAGCAAAGAAATCAGTACTTAATGTATCTAAGTCTGCTCTTAAAAATTCCGTACCACCTGCAGCAGTTTTGGCTGTAGAAATGAGATCATTGTATTTCTGAAGTTGAGGATCGTTTCCTGTTACTACCATCTCTGAATTTTTTAAAAGCCTAAATATTTCTCTGTACGCTTCAATTGTTTCTTGTTCGTTTTTAAATTGCCCTGTACCTAATTTTTCTACAAAGCTAATTATTTCTGCTGATGCTCCTGGAGTTGATTGTAAAGTCTTTATCCATTCTTCACTAATATTATTTGCTGCAGAATCGTCATATGAAATATCACCTACAAATCCTGCTATCATTTCTTCCATAAACATTGCAAAGTCTGATCCCATAAGTGCTTCATTCATTACTCTAACAGTACCCACTGCGTCATTGATATTTGCCTCTGCAGCCTCGCCGTATGTTTCTTTAATATGTTCTGCATTTTGTATCATTGCTACTCTTATATCAACATTTTGTCTTGCTTCGTCTCTGAGTCTAAGTGCTTCTTCTCTTTGCATGCCAAATGCATTAGCAGTAAACAACGCAACATTGTTTGCTGTTCTATACGATTCAATTACTCGTTTTTTAGTCTTGTCATTCATAGCAGTAATCTCGCCCAACTCATACAACGTTTGTATTTCTTGTCCAATAAATCTTGTTTGGTCTTGTATACCCATTCCAAAATCTCTAAAAGTTTTATCAGAATCAATTTCTTTTGCAAATTCGGCCATCCTTAATGCACCTGCAAAAGCACTACCTTCGGCTTGTGTAATAAATGATTTTGTTTCAGACATTACATCTTCAAAATCTTTTAAGCCCATTCCTAAATCACGAGTTGCATATCTTAAATTACTCCAATGATCTATGTCAGAAACTACTGCACCAAATTCAATTAGTTTTCGTGCTTGCTTTTCTTGTTCTGTTAATAATTTTGCGAATGTTACACCAAGTCCTGTTGCAACTACAAGAGGAGTACCGGCATGCCTAGCTACTCCTTTTACTATTGCGGCAAATTTACCCATACCAAAGCCCATATTAGATACACCAATACCTGCATTTGCTAATAATTTAGCTGCTTCGTGAGATATTTCTGCTACTGCATTGGCTGGGTTAGCATCTGCTATAATCCTTGATAATGCTCCTTGCCCAATTACCAATGTTTTTAATGTCGCTGTTCCGGCTTTGCTGGCTTTTCTTTTACCTGTCTTAGTTTCGCGAGCCATTTCTTTTATAGCTGCTGCGTCTTTTTTACTTAAAACGGCCGCAACGGTACCCATATGAATATTTTGTTCTTGCATATTACCATTTACTTTTTGCATTGTATCCTCGGATGCCCAAGGGTACATGTTATAAATGGCGTTGATTATATCTTGATTCATGCTATTCCTATTATATGGTATTTTAATTCAGATAAATACTATTGTACATATACTACTATTTATGGAAATCATAATGTAAGTATATAATTGGAGACGTAAAATATGACAAACCCATTAATTCAAGCATATAGAAAACCTGCTTTGTACATTCCATTACCAAGTAAAGGTGAGTTTTATAAAACAAAACCTAAACTTAGTATAGATGGCGAGCTGGCAATATATGCCATGACAGCAAGGGATGAGCTTATAACTAAAACACCAGATGCTCTGTTTAACGGAGAAGCTACAATAAGTGTGATTAAAAGTTGTTGCCCTGACATTGATGAACCAAAAACAATGCCAGTAAGCGATCTACTTGTAATCTTAGTAGGGATTAGACAAGCAAGCTATGGTAAAAATATTGACATGGATGTTAAATGTCCAAAATGTGATTTTGATAATCAACTATCACTGGACGCAAACATTATGTTAGCAAAGGCTAAACCAAACCCAGTCGAAAGAAGTGTTACATTGCCTAGTGAATTTAAAATTGTATGTAATCCATACACGCTAGAAGATAGAACTATGCTCCAGATTCAACAAATTAAACAAAATAAAATGATACAAGGATTAGCAAGTGATAAACTTGATGATACTATGCGTCAAGAATTGTTTGGAAAAACATTTGTTGAAATTGCAGAACTTACAGTCAGTTTAATTACTAACAGTATTGTAAGTGTTCAGGGTAAAGAAACAGATTTAATCGAAGACAAAGAAATGATTCGCGAGTGGTTACAAAGTATCACTAAGTCAGATTATGAAGCAATTAGAACTAAGGTAGAACAATTAAGTGAAAGCGGATTAGAAACCGAATTTACTGCTAACTGCCAAAGTTGTAGTCATAGTTGGAAAACTGGTGTAGACTTGGACATCGCAAATTTTTTCGGGGGCTGATAGCTTCTCGTCAGCCCGAAGAAATCGTAGCATTAATAGAACGTTATAACAACAACCTAAAAGCTATAGAAGGAAGTTACCTTGACATAGTAATTCGTAGTGACGGTGCAGTCAGTTATCAAGACATTATGACTATGCCTGTTGATGCTATTAAGTTGTTAGTGGAACGTATGAATGCTAGGGTTGAGGATCTTAACAAAGCCAGAAAAGGCAGTAGACGTTAATGACCCATTATTAGTTTGTAATACTCTTCGGGCCAACTATTATAATATTTAGTATTATCGTGTAAGTGTTTACGCTTTTCTAACAGATCATCTGCACGTTGAATAAAAACACAATCAGTAAAATTCTTAACAAAATGACCACTTTGTCTTGTACTAGTAAAGTATAATAAATGTGGATTCTTTTTTCTATACTCCTCGCAAATTTTTTCTATAGGAGTAATATTATCAATATCACCTAACCAAACAATTCCCATTTGAAATGTTTTGTAATCAAAGTTATCCATTACTGTGATATCTGTTCTGCCATCGAGAAATTGTAATGCTCTTTTAATTCTGGCACTTTTTGCATATGGACATACAGGATATCCATCATCTTTTAAGGGTTCAACTTGCTGTTCAGCAAACTGTAAAAATTTAGTCTGAAATTCGTCCAACGTCATATGTGGTTTATTTGCTTTCATGTAATTGATGTCTACGACATCATCAGTTTCACAAAGCTAACGCTTTGTTCACTGTTTATGCTTACGCTTCTTAATGTTAGTTAATTGTAATTTAAAGTAAACATTATGTCTTACTGCTATTTATGTGATTGTAAGATGGTTACTTGGCAAGATATTTTATTCACACTTAGCCTACTACGGGCCAAGTGTAAAATGAGTTCTTGGCATAGAACAGCACCCACAACACCATAGTAAACCTAGTTTAACACCTAGGAAGGGCGGTTATGCTGTACCCTTATTACATACTGCTTTATTAACGCAGAAACATCCGGAGCCATGGTATCGACTTTTGGACTATCCTCAAGTTACGAGCGTTCGTAGAGCTTGATCATTTTGATTTGTCAAATCAGTGTATTGACATTTGTAGGCACACCAGTATCTAGTCACGTGAATGCGTAACCTCAAGGTGAGTCGACCATCGCCGACCAAACGGAGCCTTGTTGCCTTTATTAGTTTTTGTTAGCCTGAGTGTGTTTTAAACTTGCCGGTAATTGCTTGACTTTATGTCGATGTGAGTTTTTATATTAGTAATTATCTGATGCTTTAATTATTTGCTTCAAATAAAGTTAAAACGCTAATTCTTGTTATAATAACAAAAAAGTTATACGTTGTCAACCTTTTTTCAAATGTTCTGTAAGAATTTTTGAACTTCCTACTCTTACATTTATTATTCCGTTGTAGTACTCATCTGTTTCAAGTACTCTACGGTCAAATTGTTCTTTTGCTTCCATATAACTTAGTACACCTCTGCTAGGACAATAATGTAATATTTCTCTAGTAAAGTTTTCTGCACCAAATGTTAGTACATCTGCATTTAAATGATCTGAAGAACCCCAATAGTCTCTCCAGTCACTTTCTTTTGTGCCACGTCTTTTGTTTTTCTTTCCTTTAAGAGGTGGCTTTGTAGTTTTAAATTTTGCTAGTTTCTTACCAATATACTTTTTATTATTAGTAAGATTTGTAATTAGATAAACAAATCCTTCGCAGTCAGCAGGAAGCTCGTTTACAACTTCTTTGTTGTAAGTCCACGGGCATTTATCACTGCTCTTCTTTGATCCACTCATGTACTGCTTTCCTAATTAACTCTATTGTATCTATACCTAACTCTTGTTCGTTTATTGTTTCTGGTGCATGCAATAATACAATACTTGCATCTACTATTTCTAGTTCGGGTTGAAATTCTTCTTTGGCTATATGGTTATGCATCAATAACTTCTATTTCGGTATTAAATGTAGTGAAGCCATTTTCTTTAGTGACTTGCAACACACTTTGTACACGACCTACAAGTTCATCACGGTGTGAAATAAGTAAAATATTCTTTTCTCTGTCACGTTCCATTTTCTTTAATACGCCCAATGCACTTTCAACACCAATTGTGTCCATACCACTATCAACTAATTCATCTATACAAACAAAGTTAATAGGATGATTCATACTTTCAAATACATCACGGAAACTCCAACTTAGTCCAAGTATTAATCTATTACGTTCACCTCTTGACAAGTTATCAAAATCTAAGTCTTGTCCAAGTTGTGTAATTGTTACAGTTAAGTCACTTTGGAATTGTACTTCGTGTGGTAAGCCCAAACGTGTAATATAGTATTCTAATCTTTGATTTAAGAACTGTAAGTTTTGCTCAATAATCTTTTTACGAATAAAACTATCTTTGTTTGTAAGTAGTTTCAATAAAAAGTCTTGATGCTCTCTTAGTTCTTCTAATCTATTTACTTCTGCCCAATTTACTTCTTGTAGGCCAGTTTCTTTTAGACTGTCAATTTGTTCTATGTATGGATTAGTTTCTTCTTTAGCATTGCTTAACGCAGTTTGTAACTTATCCATTTTGCTTTGATGTTTGTATGCTTCTTGTAATGTGTTATACTCTGTGCGTGGTGCAGTACCTAACTCTCCTAAGTCTGCAATTGCAGTATTGTATTCTGTAATCAATTGATTATCATCGTCAATGTGTTTTTGACTTTCATCTACAAGTTCTGTTTTTTGTATTACAATTTTATCGTGTTGTTCGTCGTGTATTTCTTGTCCACACGCATAACATTTGTGTTCTAATGTTGAATCTAGATCAGTTTGTGCTTTAGTTAAACGCTTGCTCTCACGCTCAACACTACTTGTTAGCCTGGCAATTTCAGCAGTTAATGTATCTATTTGATTCTTTTTTTCGTTAAATTTTGTAAATTCTTCGTGTGCTTGTATTTCAACATCAATGTCAATGTGTTCTAGTGCAGCCAGTTCGCTAGTGCTTTCTTGTATGCGTTCTTGTAATTGTGTAGTCCAAGTTTTTTGTCTACGCTCTAAATCTTTAATGCTATTGCCAATACGTTCGTTAGCATCTTCTATGCCTTTGATTCTAAATGTTTCTTCTGTAATTCTGTCTTTAGTACCTTTAAGTAATTCTTTTAGTATGTCTGCCTTCTCACTAAGTTTAGTAATACCCAACAACTGCTCAATCATTTCACGCTGATCATTTGCTCGCATACTTAAAAATGGATCAGTGTAAGTGTTTAATGCAACAATATGTTTAAACATTGTATGACTCATACCAAGTAGTTGTTCAATTACATGTTGACTTTGTCTACCTTCGCCTTGCATCTCATCTGTTATGCCTTCGTTGTTGTCTACATCGTTGATTAGATATTTAAATATATTAGGTTTACGTCCACGCTCAATTCTATATGGTGTACCATTTACTTCAAAGTCAACAGTAACCATCATATTTTTATTATTAGTTTTGTTAACTAGATTATCTTTTTTAATATTATAAAGTGCGGCACCATATAATGCATAACTGAGTGCGTTAACAATAGTAGTTTTACCTGTACCATTACGTGAGCCATCGCCACCCAAGTCCAAGTTGTTACCCAACACAAGTGTTAAGCCTGCGTTGTCAAAGTGAACTGCCTGTGTGACATTGCCCACACTCATAAAATTCTTTACGGTGATATTTTTAATTGTTAGCATGTTTAAGTTGTTAGTCCTGTATAAATGTCTACTAGTATTTGTTTCTTAATAGTATCGCTTTGTACTGATTCAAGCTGCGATAATACAATAGTGTCTACATTTTCTACTTGAATGTCTACACCTTTATTCCAGTCTTGTGTGTGTTCTTCTTTTTTACTTGGCATAAGATTAATCTCACGCAAGTCATATTGTTTAGCAAATGTTTCTTTAATAAAGTTTGCTTCTTCGTATGTAATACCAACATCCAAACTAACACGAGCATGTGTTTTATTACCCAAGTATTTGTCTGGATTATCAATTAGTTTACTTAATGTCAGTGTTCGATACTTTGGTGCATCTGGCCATGCCAAATATTCAATAGTACCATCCCAATCTAAAAATGTACAACCTCTGTCATCGTCCCATGCATCAGCATAGTTATGTGGGAAACAGTTTCCTGGGTAAATTACATTACCACGTTTTTGTCTTTTGTGAAAGTGTCCACTAAACACCATTTCGGGTTTTGCTAAGTCTTCTGCTTTTAATCCACCATGGTCTGGCATTTGTACAAGAGCATTCATATAAAATTGTGGTAACTCAAAGTGACCAAACATAAATTTACATTCAACTTCTTTTAGTTTCTTCCACTCGTCATCACATAGCCAAGGAATAAATGCAACACCATCTTCAATAAACATGTCTTTGTTTATCATACGCAATTTGGGAAAATCTTCAATCATTGATAAACTGTGTATCTCACGTTTTTCTCTATAATATAGATCGTGATTACCAGTAATCATGATAACTTCATCAAAGCTATCATTTAGTCTGCGTAAATTACTTGTGGTATAGTTTAGGGTACTAACATTAATACTTGCACGATTGTGATGCCAATCACCTAAGAAGAAACATTTTTTAATGCCTCGCTTATGTGCTTCGTCAATCATCCATATAATAAAATCTTCACAATCCTGATTGTGATATCTACTGTTATTCTTCATGCCGAAGTGTATATCAGTAAAAATTACTGCCTTATCAAAAAACATTTATTCTCCAGTTTCTTCAGTATCTAAATCTGATGTATCATAAGTCGTTACTTTTAATGTAGGGTTGTTTAATTTTTTCTGTGCTTCATTTCTAATATGAGCTTCCCACTCTGCATTAAATGTTCGTGTGCTACTTGGATTTAATCCTTCTTCTTCTAGTAAATCGTCTCTAATATTTTGACTACGTTTTTCTAAATTTAAAACTCTTGTAAAACTATTGTTAATTGCCGCAGTATAATATGCAAATGGATTCTGTGATTTAAGTTCATTAAACTGTAATCCAATTTGTGCTAGTTGCAATAATGCTTGTCCACGCATCTCGTCTACATATGTGTAACCTCTCCAGTTACCACGCATGCTATAACGTTCGCATAGTTTAATATACATTTTTGCTAACATGTCCGTTGTTTGTCCATGATGAACATTAAAATGTCCATTATCTTTACCACCGTCCCAATGACTACGTGCTACTTCTGTCCAATCACCCTCAATTACAGCATAGTGCTTAAAAGGAGGAAAGTTACATTTGGAATGTAAGTCAGCTTCTGTTTTTGGTTTGTTTTTTCTATTTTCTTCTGGAATATGGTCAAATGTCATTACCCTTACTACAATGTCATCATCATTAATAGTTTCAACATCAACGGCAAAATCAGCAGCTCTTGGCTTAGTTTTTTTACCTGTTAATCCTTGTTCCCATCGAGCTACTTCTGCCTGATGTGCTATTTTTTGTAGTCTTGTTGCACGGTTTTGTTTTGCCTCTGCAACTGCTTCAGGGGTAATCTCATCAAATCCAGTTACGATCAAATCGTAATGCGTATAATTTTCGTCTCTACTCCAACAATACGTCATTTTACTGTTATGTATTTCTCTTAACAAATCTTTGTTTGTTAAGTAAAAATTCTTCTTTGGTTTATTCATATTTGAGATTTTCCTTTATGTAGTTAGTATTATACGGCATAAGTTGTGGTAGTGTCAACCGGTTTTTTTAATTTGATAAATACTACGAACGGAGAAGTAATTATGTTAATTGAACATGTTTTAAAAGAGGGAGTTGACAACATAGCTGTATTTTACGGCGGTCGTTTCCAACCTATGCACCAAGGACATCACGATGTTTATAAACATCTGGTTCAAAAGTTTGGTGCGGATAATGTATTTATCGCCACAACATTTAGTCAAAAAGCAGTCAAGGCCCATTCGCAGGGCGACTACAGTAGCGATCCTTTTACATTTGATGAAAAGGCAAGCATTATGAGTAAGATGTTTAATATACCAGGAGATAAAATTATCAAAACAAATCCATACAGACCAGATATGGATGCTGCTGGTAGAGACTCAAATACTACTGCACAAATACTTGTATACGGTGAAAAAGATGCAAATAGACTTGCTACAGGTGGTGAAGGGTTCTTACATAAGTTACCAAATGATATGAATGAATTAATTCCAACTGCACAAGAAAGAGGTTACGTATACGTAGCACCTCTTATGCAAGGTGGAATGAGTGCAAGCGACTTTCGTGCAACTATGTCAAGCGAAGGCGAAGAAGAAGCTAAAAAACAAGCATTTACTAAGTTTTTTGGCAAATACAATGAACAGATTTTTAAATTCATAGAAGAGAGGTTAACATAATGGCAGGCGTAACAAATAAAGCAAAATTAGTATTAAAAGAAAAAGGTAAACCTTTTTTTACATTTGGATTACTTAACCCCTTAACACAAGATGGTGGTGTAGTGTTTCCACTAACGCCAACTATTCAAATGTCTCACAGTGCAAACTATGGAACATATGATGTAGCTGGTTCAATTTATCAACAGAATTACTATATGAATACACCAAACCCTCCAATGTCAGTAACTGCATTATTTCCTGCTAACACAGAAGAAGAAGCAAGATACGCCGCTGCTGCTATACATTTTTTTAGAGTTTGTACAAAATCAGACTTTGGATCACAAGCAGGACCAACTGCAGGTACTCCACCACCAATACTAAAATTTAGTGCATATGGTAGTGTACATGCAACTAATATTCCAGTTGTGATTAGAAACTTTACATATACATTACCAGAAGACACAGATTATGTGGAGTTTGAACAGAACGGCGAAATGCATTCAGTACCTACACTATCATTGTTATCGGTTGAATTAGTTCCACAACTTCCACCAAAAGCAGTTAAAGATAATTTTAACATACGAACTTTTGCAAGTGGAACTTTAATGAAGGGTGGCAACTCGGGAGGATTTATTTAATGGCAACATACAGAACAGATAGTTTATACAGAGATACAAAAATTACTAACAATCAATATTTAGATGAGCTTACTATTGATAATATTGATGTAAAAAATACAACAACTAAAACTATGACATTAAACGAAAAATATGATGAAAAACCTGATTTGTTAGCATATGATTTATATGGTAACGCAAAACTATGGTGGGTGTTTGCAATATTTAATCAAGACGAATTAGCTGATCCAATTTTAGATTTTAAAGCAGGGTTAAAAATTAAAGTTCCTGCAAGGTTCTCATAACATGTCAAGTAACGGCACACTTGCGGATAGAAACAACAATCCAGGAAACATTAGAACAAGCGGAGACAACTGGCAAGGCAGCAGTGGCGAGAATGGTGGCTTTGTTAATTTTACTAATGCCGAGTACGGTGTACGAGCAGTTGCAAAGAATTTATACACAAGTCAAGAAAAACATGGAAATAATTCAGTAGCAGCCATTATTAGTCGTTGGGCACCACCAGGTGAAAATCCCACAGATGCATACATAAGCAAAGTAGCAAAAGATTTGGGTGTCGGTGCATATGATGACTTAGGCAGTTTACGAGATAATCCACAACTAACCGCAGACCTAATAACGTCAATGGCAGATATGGAAGGTGCTAGTACAGGACCTAATGGAAAATTCACCGACGAAGTTGTTGTACAAGGTGTTGCTATGGCAAATGGTACACCTGCATCAGAGATTACATTTGCAGAACAGCCTACAGATTTTGATGACAGTCAATATGGATATGAGCAAGCATCGGGAGTTGACCAACTCTATGCAGAAAATGTAGAAGTAGCAGATGTTCAAAGAACAATAGACTTAGCTCAGTTAGATAGTACAGTTACACCAAATTGGTTAAGCACAGTAGATAGTCCAACATACAGATGGACATTATATCTTGTAAACAATAAAATTTGGGATAATCCAAATTTAATTGGCAACGACGATGCTGCATTAAATAATTCCCAAGCATTTATTATTGCTAAACAAGGTGCTGAAAGTGAATTCAGTGTAGATAACTTTTTATCTCTTGCAAGAATCACGCCAGGTCAGCGACATGGTAATACTACACCGGGTGTAATTCAATTTGATTTATTTGAAAGTTTAGGATTTACATTCATGGACAAAGTGTTAACTGCTGGTAAGTCTCTCGGCAAGCCTGCTAATCTATACTCACAAAACTTTATATTAAAATTAGAATTTTTAGGAAGAGATCCAGTTACTTCCGGAAGTGTTCCTTTTCCTGGTGTATTTTTATACCCAGTTAAGTTTAATCAAATTAGAAGTCAAACTGGACCAGAAGGAACAAGATATAATATTATTGCATGGTCAAATCTTAAACATGCACAAACAGAATCAGTTACACATACAGATGTAACCGTAGAAAATTTTACAACAATACAAGAATATGCTTCGTCAGTAGAAACCTCAATTAACCAATCCGAAATTGATGCTATGTCTGCCGAAGCAAAACAAATGAGCTTAATACCACCAAGGCAAATTAAAATATTATTTGATCCTAACAGTGCATTAGCACAACCAAGAGACGATGATAGAAAAATAGACGGCAACCATTTGAGAAATTTTAACTTGGCTGTTAAAGCATGGGCAGGAACAACTGACACTGCAAGCAGTAATAGAACAGGAGCTAATCCACATGATGCTGATACAAATGTCATTACAATTGAACGAGAAACTGGAATAGGACCAAAACTAGCACAAGACATAAAAAACAATTGCCCAGCATGGGATGAATGGGTATTAGAGGCAACAAAGTATGGATACACACCAAATATAGTAGTTGATCCTGTAATATCATATCCCGAGATAAAACAAAATCACCAATTGTATGGAAATGTAGAACCAGTATTAATTACATATATTATTAAAATTAATATGAATAGAACAACCTTTCCTGGTAGTATTTCTGAAGGAAATGAAAATTTAGTTGATTCGGAATATCAAGTAAACAGATTTAAAACACTAGCAATTGAAAAAAGCTATTCTTATCTCTACACAGGAGTAAATACAGAAGTAATAAACTTTCAATTAGATGTACAAAATTTATTCTTTGTAATAGATCAACCAGGATCAGGAACATTTGTAGCAGGCAGAACCTCGGAAGGTAAACAACAGTTTTCACCTGCTGAAATATCTGATTCATTATTTTTATCAGATATAAAACAATCATCAGTTGAACTAGGATATTTTAATCCAGTGCTTGGTGGTGTTGCAAAAGCAGACTCAGGACCAGAAGCACAGGTAAATGAATATACATACAATACAAATTCAGCAATAGCACGTAGATTACAAGATATGGCTAAAAGAGAATATGACTCATTGAATTTTACTATGGAAATTAAAGGTGACCCACATTGGATGGGTAACATGCAAGCAACTATTTTAGGTAAGTTAGAAACACCAGATTATTCAGTACAAGATGGACTAATAACATTCTTACAGTTTAATCCCAATGCTGACAAATTATTACAAGAACAAGTCAAGGGAGAAATAGACCCAATAAGTACAGGAGTATACAAATTAACCAGTGTAGAAAGTAGATTTCAAAATGGTCGATTTACACAACAATTAAATGGTATTAAAGATGTTAATTCAAATACAGCTTTACTACTTCCAAAAATAATAGAACTATCAGGAGAATAATATGGCATTAATGAAACACGACGGTGTACACGTTTCGAGACGAGGAACACAACATAACCAATCGAGTATTAACACACTCAGTGGAATATATGTTGGCGAAGTAATAGACAATACTGATAGTTTATACACAGGTAGAATAACTGTACGCATATCTGAATTTGGTTCAAAAGATTCAACAAGAGTATGTTTATTGGCTACACCATATGGTGGGCACACAAAAATACAAGACAGTGGAGATGATGAAACAAAAGAAGCACAAGCACCAACAAGTTATGGATTGTGGCCACAACCGCCAGAAGTAGGAACAAATGTTGTTATAGCATACACTGGTAGTATCGAACAAGGTATTGTAATGGGGTCGTTAATTGCAAAAGATAGAAATGCAATGATGGGTGGTAGAGCAAGTGGACAAGTATATACAGATGACGGCACTTCTTGTGGACCAGCAGTAGAAAAAAATGCAAAGGATACAAACGATGCTGATACTAAACCAGTAGATGAGTATTTTCAATCAGTGTTAAATCAGCAAGGTCTAAGTTTAGATTATGTTAGAGGGCACAGTCAAAGTAGTGCTAGAAGAGAGTCGCCAAGTAAGGTATTTGGTATTACAACACGTCAAGGACATGTACTTACATTAGATGACGGCGATAGTAACAATTCTAGTAACAATATTAGATTGCGAACTAAAAGTGGTGCCCAACTTT